TTTGTATTCTTATAATGTTTAAGCCACGCTTTTGAAGATATTCGAAATATACATCAGACTGCAATAATGCTATGTTTGTATTCGGATATGTTGGCATTATACTCTCCTTTTTATGGTGCCTTACCTATTCTTACAGTTTTCTTATCCATTGGGAAAAGTCTGGCTGCATTACTACTAGCGACTATGGATGAATTAGGGTTCTGCTTGAAGTAATATTGATCTTCGTTTTGAATATCAGAGCCTTTTTTGACACTGTAATTTAATATTAAATCGCTATCTGGATATAAAAACTTGAATGTTATTGAAAATGCCTTAGCATACAAATGATTTCCCTCTTGAAAAAAGCCATGGCTTAGATCTATGTCATATGAGAGTTCTTCCAAGTACAAAGGGATGCTAGATTCTTGCATGTCCAATAATGAAGTTTTTTTCTTTCCTGTGTTTGGTTTCTCTATCATGTTTGGGATGTAAACAAAGAGTTTTTGAAGATATTCTGATTTTTTCTCTCCCTCCGGAACACTAAGAGGATCTTTGCCATTCCAAGTTGTTTTATAAAACATCCTTGTCAACAATTGTAGTTTACCTAGGTCTTTTTTTGCCTTTTCCAAGTTGTCTGCCACGCAATTGATTTTTATATTGTAATTAATGTTGTTAAATTTTGTTGAGTCCCCGACGACTTTCGAATATATACTAGCCGCACCGGCAGGAGATTTGGAATACTCATAAGAAATATCTCTAGAGAAAGATTCTAAAAATAGATCAAAAATAACATATTTAGGGCAAGCAGCATCTGTAAGTTTAAGTCCGCCTTTGTTGATAGTAAAGGATCCCACAGAGCCTCCAACATTCGCGGCGTCAATGATCTCTACGTCCTGACCTATGCCAACTATACTTGTTCTTTTTGAAATAAATAAGTATGAATCTTTTTTAGTGTAAACTTTGTCGCTGTTAATATCGTTCATCTTTTTAATTTCCATGTCGATATGAAAAGGAAACAAGCCTGTATCGTCTTTGTCTTTAAGACCAAGTGTATCATATGAATTTATGGTCTTATTTTTCAATAATTCTACGTCTTCATTGTACATAGATTGATTTTCATAATTTAAAGTTAGTGATAGTTTTATATTTTTAGGAAAAAGGTAGTTGTCAAATTCAAAGAAACCGGCTTCGATATCTGGTTCGTAATTTACTTTGTCAATATAGCAAGGGAACCCATGTTTCACTAATTGTTCAAAAGATGAGATTTTAGACGTTGTTATTTTTCTTCCTCCGTTTATAATATTTCTAAAATAAACCCAGAAGAGAGGTAGTCTAGTTTCACACAGGGGTGAGAATCCTGTGTTTTCCTCTAAATCTTGATTTGTTCCGTCAGACTGTTGACTAGCGATTTCATTTGTTGACCAGTCTAAACCAGTTCCTATCAGTTTTTGAAACTCTTCGATTTTTGCTAAATTATTTCTTGCCTCATTGACACTGTGGGCCGGCATGTTTAAAGTTATGCTATAGCTTAGTGAACCCTCTTTTTCTTTAATTTTTTGAACATGTTGATTGGCAAATTTAATTATCTCTTTTTCTTTTTGAAGATTAAGTTTGAATGAATCTAGAAAAGCTTTAACGGCGATTATTCTCTGCAGAGGAGCTGAACCAAAGTAAATGACATACTCTGTTTCACTAGTGTCAGACCCTGTTCCTCTGTTTCCTCCCTTTGTAGAGTTTATGAAAACATCGCTAAGGTGATAATCTGGCCTGTTTTTAGATGGATAGAAGCTTGGAAATTTAGACATTATAGCTCCTCTTTTCAACTCTTGCATCAATCACACCGGCTAAGTTAGCATCATTTACTTTTACGACAACGTTAATTGGAGGAAGAGCTATCTCAGGCATGTTCACATCAATTGTCAGCCTACCTTCGCTCAGACTCTTAATGACTCCTTGAGAACCCATCACAATTGAAGACTTCGCTCCGTCTGTAGACATTGCTAAAAATCCATCAATTTTTAGAGTAGAAAGCTCCATCATAGCAGACTTAACTTTTGTTAGACCAGCGGCAATTTTCTCAGTATCTAATTTTGCCATTGCTTCAATGCTGAATGACTTTCCTCCAGCTTTGTGAAAAGAATCATGAACTTTTTTCATAGATGCACTAGTTGCATTGGCAGCTTGAGCAGCAACACCCATTGAGTTTGCCATGTTTTCATAGCCTTTTCCAGCGTGTTCTGGTAATTCCCAAAGTTCTGGAGATCCTTTTAAGTGAAACGCTCCAAATAGTAACGTTAATCCTGCAATAATTAGCCCAATTGGTCCAAGAGCAGCAAGCATTGACGCACCAAACGCGTAGAAAGCAATCGAGACCAACGTAACGACACCAATTAAATACTCGATTATTTTCCCACCTGCATCAACTTTGGGGAAAAAAGAAGCTATACCTGTTATAAGCCAAGAAATCAAATTGATAATCCCGCTGAATACAGTAATGATTGGCTTAAAAATCATGAGAATTTGAGTACCAGCTAGTTTTAGTTGTTGCATCATTGGAACCAACTCTTCAGTTGCTTCTGCCAATTCTTTTTGGATGTCTGCAGATTTTTGTTGTCCCGCGACGTATTTCTGATATTCTGCTGTTGACATATTTAATAGTCTTTGAGCCTCAGCGACGTCGCTCACTCCCATTGCTTGTGCAACATACATTTTGGTAAACTTGTCTAAGTTTTCAAAGTTTCCAACTGACATTTGAACTTGTTGTTTTATCATCATGATCCTTTCAGAGTCTGATGCCTGAAGAAGCTCCAAGGTTGAAAGTTGCGTTCCCAATACCGCGTTTAATTGTGATGCCTGTTGTGCTGCTCCTTCAAAAGTGTCAAACTTTTTTGTAATTCCCAGCAAGGTTGTCATTTCAATACCTGCAGCTTTTGAAGCAGCAGCTAATTCTTTGAAGACTTGGGTTCCTCTCTGGCCATAGATTGCCAAACGACCAGCAGCAGAATTAAATTGTTCTATCATTTTTGTTCCGGTAATGCCGATGTTTTTTCCCATTCTTGCAATTTCAGCAGTCATGTTTGCAGCTGCTTCGGCGCCCATCCCCATCGCTCTTTGAAGGTGATCAATCATTTTTACAGAACTAGCAGTTGAGACTCCTAGCTTTTGCAATCTAGCTACGGTCATACCTAAATTAATATTAGTTTTTTCGGCTTTAGGGTTGAAAGAAGATAAATTGCCGGTTAGAGATTTCAAAGCTTCTCCGGATTCTCGGAAACTGATCCCTGCCATGTTTCCTCTTTGAGCCATAACGGCCAATTCATTATTAAATTGGTCCCCAAAACCAGTGGCGGCTCCAAGTTCTCGAGAAGCATTGCTGATTTCAAGAGCCATCTTTGCTGTTGTTTCTAGAATATTGATGAAAACGTTTTTAAGACTTAACGATTGTCCAAACAAGTTTTTTTGAATTAGTTCGGACAGTTTCATATTCTCCCCAATTGCAGCAGAAGATGTTAGGATGTCAAGCTGGGATCCCAAAAACGTATCAGATGATTTTGCTGATAGGCCTACGTGTTGTGCTATTTTTGAGGTTACTCCATTTACTTTTCTATTAACTTCTAAAACATTTTCATTAATACCCCTTGCTTTTTCCAACAGATCTTTTCTTTTTTGTTCGTTGTCTTTGTTTTCTTCAAATAATTGTGCAAGTGTTTTTCCATCTTCAATTATCAGATCCATCGTGCTCTTGGACATTCCCATTTCACCAAGAATGTCTTCAAAACTTTTAACACCAGATTCGATTATTCTATTAAATTCTGCTTGTTGCGCGGTGAGATCTTTTATGTAATCTCCAAGCAATTCTCTATTTTTTATGGATTCTTCGTCGTTTTTCAGTGAAGCCTCGCCGTATTCTTGTATAGCTCTGGTTAAATCTTCTTGGATTATGATTGCTTTTTGATTTGCTTCGTCTAGCATCTGCTGCGTTACGATTTGTTTGTCCAAAGCATCTTGGTTGTTTTGTAGGTTCAACAAGATTTTATTCTGAAAATTTAACTCTGCTTCATAAAGTTCGCTTTGAAGTCCAAGTGCCTCTGCTCTTTTTCTTTCAATTTCTAAAAGCTGCTTTTCTTTCTCTGTCGATCGTACGAGAAGTTCATAAAACTCTGATTGGTTTTTTACGTCTTCTGCTGATGCTCTTCCGGAGCCTTGTGTTGGATCTGTCATTTGTTAACCCTCTCGTATTAACCTAAATAGTTTATAAAAAAAATGCTCGGGAGTTCCCGAGCATCTTGTTAGCGTTTCTTCATTGCTTCAGCTTCTTTCTTGTATTCATCAATGGTTCTTTTTAACCACCACTCACGAAGTCCAATTGGGAGATTATATAACTCAAACAGGGACCACCCGCCGTAATGTTTTAAAACAAAGAAAGCCTCATACACCTCCTCCATGTATTCATGACTCAGGCCAAAAAAAGTCCGTTCCGAATGGAACGCTCATGACCTCCTTGTGTTCGCAGTGTTTACAGACAAAATCTTGATTCATTATTATGTCAGGCGATATAAGCCTAAAGCAATCTCGTAGATACTTCGAATCAATGGCAACCATGTTTTCACAAACATAATTAACAGTTTTTTGATCTTCATAGCCATTAAAGTCGACCACAAAGTGTTTCATTTGCTTTGTAATGATGTCGCTAGTTACGTCTTTTGCATTGCCATTTGAGACTAGCTCAAGCTCGTCTTGGCCCACCAGGGGGCGAATGCGAGCCGCAATTGTTGATAGTGGAAGAGTCGTTGTAAATGTGCCATCTCCCATATACTTAATGTTTGTGTCTTCAATGTCGTTGCCGTCAAACATTTCATAATTTGCAAGATCAAACTGAAACTTTGATTGCTCTCCACATGCTGGACATTGAACTTTGGCTTTATAATCTGCGCCATAAGCTGATGCTCTTGCAAAAACAATTATAGCGTTTCTATCTCCGACATATAGACTTTTAGAATTAATGCTTTTGTCGACAATCAGGTTTTGAATCAATCTGTCAATTGCAAGACCTTTTTTCAACAAAGACCTGTTTGTTAAAATATCTTCGTCTTTCGCTGTCATGTATCGAATTTCAATTGATTCCTTGCCCTGAAGAGGGTGTCCTTCTGGGTATCTCCCTTTTGATGGCAAATCAACAAATTGAGTTGGTGTCACAAAGTCCATTGGGTTTGGCATTTGTGGTGCATCTTCCGATGGTGTTGGTTTATGACCGCCCATCAATCGGTCTTCATTATTTCTTCTCATTTAAACTCCGAGTTTAATTAGTTTTTCCATCTGATTCTATAGTGGTGCCTCTATCATTATTAGAATCTTTATCAGCATCATAAAGAGTAGCCCAATCATATTTTACATCTATAGAATATTCCGTCAAAGAATCTTCGCTATAGTTTAAATCACCCCACGAAATCTTTGTTATTATTGGATTGTGAAGCTCCCAACTTTCTACCTTTTTTCCATTTGAATCTAGTTGAAAAATTCTAAGAGCTGACCCGAAAGAATTATCAATCGTAGAAGCCTTCTCTGGACTTGAAATAGATTTGGCCCTCTGAGAAATTCCAGATCTTCCATTTGGTGTAGAGTACCCTGATGCCAATAGCATTTCCCATAATGCATCGCTGGTATTTGCATGATTTGTGCTTACGATTGTTCCGCCATTTCTGTCTTTATATTCTTGGGAAAAGTTTCCATTATCAACAAATGTAATTGTTATTGGATCCCATTTTACCAATCCGGGATAAGAATAATAGTGGTTAATCATCCTGTATTCTTTCGGTTCAATATTGAGTTTTGGTTTAGAGACAGATTTGGCATCAAGAATGTATCCTGACCCAGCGGTATTACCCATCTGAATCAGGAATCTATTTTTTCTTTTAGGATCTTTTGATCCTTTATTTAGAGCATTTCCCCACCAAGTCATTCATAACCTCTTAGTTAAGTTAGACTACGTTCAAATACGCTGTCACCATTGAAGGATCCATTGTCACTATATGTTGCCCAATCATAAGTAAAACCAAGAGTAATTTCACTCAAGTCTTCAGATTCATAAGACAAATCTCCAAATCCAACTTTGTTAACGAATGGATTATGAAGCTTCCATGCCTCAACGGCATTGCCATCCGAGTCTAATTGATAAATTACAACAGACCCAAGAGCTTCCGTTGCCTTCCCTTTGGAGATTGTTTCTAGCTCTCTCGTTCCACCATTTTCATAATTTGGCTTAGGGTAGACATAGCCAGATCTCTCTACGATTTCTAGAAGCTTCGTAGAGGCGTTTTCTCCAATCGGATCAACCAAAGTCATTTCAATGTCGTTCCAAGTAACTGATCCTGGAAATTTAAAAGTGTGGCCCATAAATTTATGGCTAGCATCTGCAGAAATCGTCATCTCTGGCTTTCCAACTCCTTTTGCATACCATACAACTCCGCCGCCTAAAGATCCAATTTCAACTTTGAATCTAAATTTTCTTTTTGGATCTTTATTTGTAGCATCCAAGCTATCGCCCCAAAATGTCATGTTTGTAGTCTCCTATTTTCTATTAATTAGTTTATTATACGAAATCAGCACCAGTATTTGTGATAACAAAGTCAACAACGATGTATTCGATAGCTCTCGCAGGTTTGATATAAATCTTTGCATACATGATATTTCTATCAACCAAATCAGCCGTAGTTGTTGTGTCATCAAGAATTATTCTATAATCACCTAACCCAAATCTTGACTTGACTGATGACATAATTGGGTCAACTTGTCCTTTAAAACGATTCCAAGTTGATTGAAGGTTCTGGTCGAATAACAAGTTTCTTGAAATTCTCGCAACTTCCGCTTTTAAGTAGAGAACTAGACGACGAACATTGATTCTATCCAAAGCAGACTGATCCGCTTGAAGAGTTTTTTGTCCAAAGATTACAACGCCTTCCGCAGGGAAAGTTGCAATTGGGTTAACGTTCACTTCATACAAAGAGTCTCTTTCTTTTGAATCAAGTCTTTGTCTTGCTTGAGTTACTTTAGGGCCTCTAGCACCGCCAAGAGAGCCCAATCCGCCGCGGTTAAATCCAGCAGGGGCAAACCA